TCGCGCCCGACATTTCAAATATATCTTTAACTATTGAGGAGGAATTTTAATGATTCAAAAATCTTTAAATAAAATTGACCATTTCTTTACAGCATTTTATAGTTCTGTTATAACGATTGTTTTATTATTTGGAATGTTTAAATGCACGGAAGAACAATATGTTTTTGGATACAATAAAGATTTTGAGCAAATATATCAAAAGATGTTTGAAGTTGATTCGCTTATGGGAATAATCAGTATCAAAGCGGATTCAATAGATTGGCAAAAATTAGATTCACTAAACGCGGAGTTATATGAAGACTAATGAAAAAGGGAAGGATTATTATTTTAACGCTCTTTTTGGGGTGTTCAGGCGCGGAACTATATATTAATGATACAAATGGTCAAAAACACTATTACGGACGCAAACCAAACAGTTCTGGAGAATACTTTTGTTTTTACCACGAAAGACTTGAAAAGGTAGAAGTTAGATAATGGAAAATATATACGCAGAATATGGAGCGATCGGGGTAATCGTTTTTTTATTTATTGCCTTAATTATGAATTTAATTAAGTCGCAAAAAGCACAAAACGAAGACTTAGACCAAATTCGTCAAGACATTGCCAAGCTTGAAACAGCCGTTTCCAATACAATGTCGATATGTGTAAAACTTGTGGATAGATGGAATTCTTCTGACCAAACACGCGATAGAAGACACGAGGACACAATAAAAGAACTAAACGACATTAGTGATGATCTTGCATATCTTAAAGGAAGAATCAACGGAAAAGGTCTGTAAAAAAAGTATTTGTTTTTATAATATATTGTTTTTATACTCTAAAAGCGATTAATTAAACATCTGTAGGAGGATGAAAATGAAAAAATTTTTTAAAACATTACACGACGCAAAAAAAGCTGTAAAATTAAACGATCCTAATGGTTTTAACGACTTAAGAATATGGGATTTAGGCCAACATAGAAATAAAAGAAGGTTTTTTGTAGGCACTAAATTTGAATGGCTTAATTTATAATTAGATTTAAGGCTTGAGCTTAACAATTGATTAAAATCGAAGTGATTATTGATTTTTTGAAATATACATTGCATTAATTTCACATAATGAAAAACCGCTTGAGCCTTAAAACATTGATGAAAATTTATAAAATTTAAGTATATTAGAATATGATTTTAGGAGGTCATAACATTAATTTGGCGGGGATTACTCCATACGTCATCATCTCTCCGATGGCGCATCCTCCTAAAATCGTCATACCCCGCCAACTATTTTTTGGAGGATAAATGCAAAACTCAATATATATGGCATATGTAGAGATTGATACAGAGTACGGCCCAAAAGGTCATAGTCTTAAATATTCAACAATAAAAGAACTTACCGAAGAAATCGTTGAAAGATATTCAAACTATCACATTCATTATGCTTACAAATGTCAACAACCTGAAAAATTTGATGATCAAAAAAATCAATGGTATTTTGAAAAGTCTAAAAGAATTACCGATATCATTCGGGAAACTGTTAAATTAAAAAGACTAAACAAGGAAATAATATGAAAAAAAATAAAAAGATTGTTGTCTATATAACTGAAGACACTTACAAGCAACTTAAATTAGAATCAGAATACAAAGAAAGAAGCATTAGCGCACAAGTCAGAAAATATATTAGAAATGGCTTGGGTTGGCATAATTTATCAGGAACCGTTACTATTAACGCAAAAGATTTTGAAAATGAAGATAATGAAATTAACATAACCAAAGAAGATGCTGAATACGTATATGAAGTAATTTCTAATAATTGTAAAACTAAAGATAAATTAAAAAAAATTCTTAATTAAAAAAAAAGGAGGATGAAATGTCAATTAAAATACACGGGAAGGAATATGTGCTTGTTGATGAGCGCGTTGAAGAATTCCATAAACTATATCCAAATGGTAGGATTGTAAGTAAATTGTTAAAAGCCGATGGAATGTTTATTGTTGAAACAAAGGTAATGCCTGACGTTGAACAACCAAAAAGATACTTTACCGGCTTAGCATACGAAGTTGTTGGAAGTAGTCAAATAAATAATACCTCAGCTTTGGAAAACTGCGAAACCTCATCCGTAGGACGCGCACTTGGATTCTTAAACATTGGGTTGGTGGGTTCGATTGCATCGGGCGACGAAGTACAGAACGCAATCCATCAGCAAGAAGAAGATGACACGATTCGATTTGGAAAACATAAGGGCAAAAAATGGAAAGATTTACCTTTGGAATATTTAAATTGGTTGCTTGAAAATACCGAAAAAGAATGGATAAAAGAGAAGGCGCAGCAAACCATAGATGAAAGAAGTTGACCAATGGACACACTTAATAAGACAATTCGCAAAGGCTCAAATGTTGATAGGAATAAAAGTGACATTGGACGTGAAATTTTCAATGTTTGGAAGGAAGCCGAAAATCAACGATTTAAGCATAAAACAACTTCAACAACTACTTCGAGAATTACGGAAGATATACGACGCAACCAAAGATTCTTGAATTCATCATATTATTCGATAATACAAAAATGCGAACAAATAGAAAAGCAGATTAACGATCTAAAAAAGGACGTTAAAAATACTAAAGAATTGTTTAAATTATTATAATGGGAGATAAAATGGAAAATCGAATATTTTATTTTAGTAAAGAAGGTGAGCAAACAATGGCGATAATTGTTCACAAGGAACTTGCAGAAGACAAACGTGGCGATTTTATACGCATTTACAAGCAATTAGAACGCAACGATTGGACAATGAAAGAAATCAAACCAAAGGAGGATCAAAATGAATCTAAGGAAAGACACCCGCAAACGGGCGAACAAGTCTGATAAATTAACTTATTATGTAGTCGCTTTTACTTGCTTCTATTTAATAGCGCAATTTATTAGGGTAATGTAGTGGCGAAACGATTCACGTCAACCGAAAAATGGAAGAAGAAATGGATAAGGAAGTTAAAACCGGAACACAAGTTGTTTTGGTTTTATCTCTTGGACAATTGCGATCACGCCGGTATATGGGAAGTTGATATTGATTTGGCTTCTTTTCAAATCGGCGTTGATCTTGATGAGCAAGAAGTTTTGGCAGCATTCAACCGAAAGATAGTACAATTTAAAAATGGCAAATGGTTTGTTCCGAAGTTCATTGAATACCAATATGGGGAATTGAACGAAAAAGTGAACGCTCATAAATCAGTAATCAAAATATTAGAAAAGTATGGGTTAAACAAAACAATTAAACACTTGCCCAACAGTTCCCCAACTGTTCATAGTACAGTACTAAGTACAGTACAGGATATATATATGGATAAAGATAAGGATAAGGATAAAGACAAAAAGCGAAAATCTAAAAAAGAACAACTAAAAGAAATCAAAGACAATCTTGAAACGTATGAAAACGACTTTCCACGTTTGAATATAGAATTTTATTATAATTCTTTTGTTGATTGGCTGAGTGCTTCTGATAAACGTTATAAAAATTATTCTTCAGCGTTCCGGAATTGTTGTCGCCAAGAATGGTATAAGAATACATCCGGATCGTACAAAGAAGAAGAAAAAAAGGACAATATGATTTTGGCGGGATGTTCTAAAGGTTGTTACAAAAGAAAAATCAAACCCGGTGTCTATGCTTATTGTCCGGAATGCCGCGAACAATTGGTAGAAATATAATGAAATTAAAAGAAAAACAACTTCATAAAGAATATTTAAAAGCGATAAAAGATAAAAAGCCGGAAACACTTATTCGCCAATTGAAAGAAAAATGGATTAAGGCGGTTGAAAATGCCAAAAAAACCAAGTCGGAAAACATTAGTTAAAAATCTTGATGTTGCCGTTTCAAAGTACATCAGAGAAAGAGACGGTCAATGTGTACAATGCGGAAGTCGGGAACGTCTCACTAATGGTCATATATTCACAAGGCGTTACCATTCAACACGGTGGGACATATCCAATGACGGTAATTGTCACACACAATGCTGGCCGTGCAATTTTAGACACGGATTTGACCAATGGCCATATTTTAAATGGTACATCAACAAGTTCGGACAAGATCAATTCGATGAACTGCGCCGTCGGCATAAAGAACTTAAAAAATATAAAAACTTTGAATTGGAAGAATTATTAAAAGAAATAAAAAATGAATCAAATTGAAAACAAAATTAGACAAACGATAAATAATCATTTTATTTTAAGTTTAAAAAAACCTACTAAAAAATATCTTCAGTTTGACGCATACGACAAAAATTATATTGTTGAGATAAAAGCAAGACGCAAGTATTACGAAACACAAATAATCGAATTTAGTAAATATGCTTTTAATTCATACTTTTCAAAGTTACACGATCGGAAATTTATTTATGCGGTTTTAATAAATAACGATTTATATATTTTCAATATTACCAAATTAGAACAAAATAATTATGATTTTAATTGGGAATGGAGAAAACAACCAAGCACGACAGACTTTGAAAATAATGATAAAATAATGAAATTTGTTGGTTATCTTCACTTAAAAGATAGCAGTAAAAAAATAAAATTATGATCCCTTACCACATACCAAAGGAATCAAATGAGCGTAGAATGTCCATATTGTAAAAGCAGCTACTTAAGAAAAGAAGGTTTTTATTATACCAATAAAGGTAAAGATAAAAACCAACGTTATTTTTGTTATAAATGCGAAAAAAAAATTAGCATTCCTATTGAATCGCCTGAAATCGGACTTCCAAAAATATTATTATTTGATATTGAAACTTCATTAATGGAAGTATATGTTTGGGGACTATACAAACAATTTATTTCACATAATAACATAATAAAAGATAAAGACGGTAATGAAAAGACGTGGTTTGTCATATCTTGGGCGGCTAAATGGCTATATGATGAAAACGTAATGTCCGATATAGTAACTTCACGCGAAGCCAAGAAAAGAAAAGACGATCGGGTTTTGCAATCTATTTGGGAGTTATTGGACGAAGCCGACATTGTAATCGGTCACAATCTTGACCGCTTTGATATAAGAAAACTAAACGCGCGTTTTATTGATAACGACATAAAACCGCCATCACCGTATAAAACGATTGATACGTTAAAAGTTGCCCGGCGTGAATTTGCTTTTGTTTCATATAAACAAGATTACCTGACTAAACATTTTGAATTGCAAAACAAACTTGAAACATCTTTTGACCTTTGGGTTGATTGTATGAAGGGCGACCAAAAATCGCTTGATCTTATGGAAAGCTATAATCGGCACGATGTCATTGGACTTGAAGAAGTATATTTAAAAATAAGACCATATATGAAGAATCATCCTAATCTTGGTGTCTTGATGGATGCTGATGTTTGCCCGAATTGCGGTTGTGAGGACTTAGAAGAACTAGAAACGTTTTATTTTACTACTGCAAACAAATTCCCGGTGTATCGCTGTACGGGATGCAAAACGCCATATATAAGACACAAAAAGAATGTAAATCCCGTTCAAATAAATATTCGGAGCGTTCCAAAATGAAAATTATTTCACTTGGTTTGGGAGTACAATCAACTGCAATGTATTTAATGAGCAGTTTAAATCATATAGAACGAGCAGATTATGCAATTTTTGCCGATCCGGGCGCAGAACTACCCGATACATATGATTTATGGAAAAAATTAAATATTTGGCAAAAAGAAAATAATGGAATCCCATTAATAAAAAAGAAAAAATCATATTACAAGGATATATTAAAAGCAAAAGACACTAATACAAGAATTGCAAGTATACCCGCTTTTTCTGAATCGGGTGGTATGGTACGAAGACAATGTACCGCAGAATACAAAATTGATGTTGTAATGAAAGAAGTCAGAAGATTGCACGGATTAAAAAAATATCAAAGAATGAAACCAACAAAAATATTTCTTGGTATTTCAATGGATGAAATTCAAAGAATGAAAACATCATCATTGTACAATGTATCTTATGAATATCCACTTATTGATAAAAGAATTGACCGCAAAGATTGTGTAAAATTTTTAGAAAAATATAAATTTTATAATATAAAAAAATCAGCTTGTATTTTTTGTCCTTTTCATTCAAACCCTACTTGGAAAGATATAAAATTGAATTATCCTAAAGAGTGGAAAAAAGTTATTAAGATAGACAAAGCAATAAGAAATTCTTTAATAAATAAAGGTTTAAGAGATAAGCTATATTTGCATAGTAGTAGAAAACCAATAGAAGAAGCATATTTACAAGAAGACCAAGAAGAGCTTTTTATGTGCGAAGAAGGTTATTGTGGCATCTGATCCAATAAATCCAAAATATTATAAAAAGGGTATTGAAACGACCAAATATATACTTTCACACGATATGGGATTTTGCGAAGGAAACATTATAAAATATATTACAAGGTATAAACAGAAAGACGGACTACAAGATTTAAAAAAGGCTAAAAAATATTTAGAATTATTAATTGAAAACAATGGGGACAAATAACTTAAATAAATAATCTATGTGATTGAAAATTATTTTAATTACATTTGTTTAAGTGATAATGTTGGCGCATTCATTGTCCCCAATAAAAATGGGAGTTAAAATGCAAGAAAAAAACTACATAAACGGAATTACTTTGAAAGAAGTTGTATTCGATGACGGCGGTTCGCTAATAAACGCGGGAATCAAGGTCAGTGAATTTATGGAACAACTTAAAGAAATTGAAAATAAAAACGGTTGGGCGAATATTGTAATCGCTAAAAATAAAGAAAAGACAGACAAAGGAATGACTCACCACGTTTACCAAAGCACATTTAAACCAAAAAAGGATGATTTCTTTTAATGGGTATTTTATTAGATATCGCAAACTTCATATTTAAATTGGGTTTTGGAATTATTATGCTTTGGATTGGCTTAATCGGTGTCTTGGTATTAGTAAAAGTGATATTACAATCAATAAAGTGATGCAAGGTTACGACGAAGAATCCGCAGATTTGGCAAAAATCGCCATAAAAAGACTAAACGTAGTCAAGGAGGTTATGGAACACAATCAGTTTTATGACAACCTTGACAAAGACGAAAGAAAGTTTGCTAAATGGACTTGTGAATGGTGGCAAAATATGACGGATATTCAAAAAAAGATTGTTTTTATGAGGATAGTGCAAGGATTTTCATTTGTTGGAATCGCTGAACTACAAGGTAAAAGCGTAAGTACAATTAAAACAAACTTTTATCAAGCTTGTAAAAAAACACGTCATTTCAATCCATAATCTTTAAACTTTTACCCCAATATAGTAGAGGGTTGATTTGTTTCCCTACTCGCAATTATGGCAAAACATACAAGGCGAAGGCGAAAGACAGAAAAACAAGAAAATAATCTTAACCGGTTAGGATATTTTAAATATGCCAATTCCTCCATTATCAGTTAGAAGGGCGGCACGTACGGCATTACAAACAAGACGCGAGGTTCCAAAATCACGTAAAGGCGGAACTGCGGTCGGTGTAGCTCGTGGACGTGATCTATCATCAGGAAAGAACATACCACTTGCAACCGTTAGAAGAATGACAAGCTTTTTCGCTCGTCACGACACACCCGCAGAACGTAGAAATAGACGCGATCCTAAAAGTCGCGCATCAATAGCTTGGGGACTATGGGGAGGAAACGCCGGTCGTCGTTGGGCGCAATCAGTATTAAAGAAATCAAATGGCTAAAGTACGCAAAGCAATCAAAGACAAAAGAACCGGACTACCAAAAAAATATTTATCAGGCGTAAAAGGTGCAAAACGCGCAGAACTTGCGCGAGTAATAAAACAGATATCAAAACTTTATAAGGAAGGCAAAAGAGTTCCAAGATCATTAATTAATAGAAGGATCAAACTTGGCAGTAAGGCGTAAACCATTAAGCGCAACCGTTGTTAAATCATTACGCGCAAAAGCTAAGAAATCTAAGTTGTTCAACCTAACAGACTTGAAAAAATCGTACCGTCGCGGTCAAGGTGCTTTTCTTGGAGCGGGATCGAGAAGCGGTGCAACAATGTCAACTTGGGCAATGGCAAGAGTTAATTCAATGGTCAGAGGAACTAAAAAACACGACACAGATATAAGACGCGCAGCTTTAAAACGAAGAAGGAGAAAATAAATGCCAAGTCATTACGGTATGAGTAAATTAAACCCAAAAAAAAAGAAGAAAAAAAAGAAAATGAAAGCCAAAATTGGTAAAAAGAATACCATCAAAAGGATGTAATTTTTGGCTCGTAATCTATCAAGAATTAATTTAAACGGGTTGACCGCAAGGCAAAGGCAACAAATGCGATCACATATGGTACACCATACAAAAAGACACTTATCAAAGATGGCAACTGAAATGCGCAAAGGCAAAACTTTCGCCCAATCGCATCGAATAGCACAAAGAATTATTGGTAAATAATGCCAAACGGTCAACTCACAACCAAACAATTC